TGTTCTTGCGGAATTTCTGAATGTTCCGTGTTTAATATATTAGACTCTGGATGTGCCCAGTCAACCGTAAATAAGTATTGACCTTTGTAGAATTTTTTATCTTTTCCTAAAAATTTTCCGTCTACTCTATCCAACCAACTAAAGCAATGCACACTAGGATAATAACTAAAACAATTCCACAATTGTAACTCGTCGATTGGCATATCCGGCACTTCGGATCTAGAAAAACGTTCTTGGAAAAATGCGCTGATAGGCAGTCTATAAAAGACCGCACCATTCGGTAACATCGCATGAAATAAGAGCGCTTTCCCGCTAAGACTAGCGATGCCGAAGACCACACATTCCTCACTTTCACCATGATGTTCTTTAAAATCATAAAGATACTCCTTCCTTACTTTGCAATAGATCGGCGGTATATCTGCATTTAAATATGCCATAGTTCTCCATATTATAAAAAATCATTGTTTTCATATATTTTACCGATCTCCGGAAAATATATAAATTTAAATTTATCACAGCAATTTGTCAATGTTTTTATTGCATCAAAAACAGAATTAACCAATGGCTCTCCTGCAAGATTAAAAGAAGTATTTAATAATATTGGAATATTAGTTAATTTATAGAACTCATTTATTAAATTATAATAATGAAAATTTTGTTCTTTTTTTAAAGTTTGAATACGACATGTATTATCTATATGAGTAATACCTGGAATGCCTTGTTTTTTTACATTAAAAACGTATGACATAAATGGTGTTTCTTTTTTTGATTTTAAATCAAACCATTCATTTACATATTCATGCAAAATTGTGCCAGCAGTTGGTCTAAACCATTCTCTGCTTTTTAATGAATTTATTTTATCTTTTGCATGTGGGTCTCTTGGATCATATAAAAAAGATCTATTTCCTAAAGCTCTTTTACCTAACTCATTTTTACCTTGATATATTGCTACAATATTTTTTTCAGATATTAATTTTGCTACATCTTTAGGTCCGATAGGATATCCTTTTTTAGAAGGTAAATTATTATAATTAGGCAAATCCCCTAAATTTAAATTATTTATTTTTTTATTTATAAATTTATTTTTATTTGAATACCAAAGAGCACCACCCATAGAAATTCCACTGTCATCTGCGAATGGATCTACATATAAATTAGGACATATATCAAGTATTTTACTATTTAAAACAGTGTTTTGAAAAACTCCACCAGACACACAAAGATTTCTTTTTTTATTTTTTAAAATATTAGATACATATTTTAATACAATTCTTTCAAGTTCTGTTTGCATTGTTTTACAAAGTATTTCTGGTTTTTTATGTAGATTAGGATTAGTGATCATATTGTATAAAAAATTTTGATTTGAATTAAAATGATTTAGTTTATTTGTAAATAAATCTGTAGTAATTTTGTGTTGAGTATAACAAGATAATCCCATTACTGATCCTTCTTCTTTAAAATTTAAAATTTTTTTTACTATTGAATACATATGTCCTAAACTTATAGTATTTATAAAAATGTTTTTTCCTTCTATTTTATCCTCTGTGTATTGATAAACTTTAAATATTTTTTTAAATTTGTTTTTATTAAAATAATACAAAGAAACTATTTCACTTGAAAAATTATTACCAAATTTTTTATTTAAACCATCACCATCTATAACAAGTGCAAAAGAATTATTTAAACCAGAATTAAAAAAAGCTGAACATGCATGATAAAAATGATGTTTTATTTCAAACACTAGTTTTGAATAACTAATATTATTTAAAATTAAATATTCTTTAATATTTCTTTTTACTTCTGTTGCAAATCTACAGTCAACAAAAATAATTTTATCAAAATTTTGATTTTTATATTTATGTAATAAAATAGGCCAGTTTGTGCTTTTTTTTATTCCATCTAATCTTTCTGCTTCTTGAAAATAAATAATATTATTATCATCTATTTCACATATTGATGCATTATGGGAATTATGTAATGCTAGAATTCTAGACATTATTTAATCTCACCCCAATTAGGGCCTGATTCATAATCTACTTTGTTAGGAACTTTTAACTCTACTGCATGTTCCATTATGTTTTTTATTTTATCAGCTTGTGATTTTGATTCAATAGAAAAATCTAATTCATCATGTATTTGTATATGTGCTAATAAACCTTCTTTATACAAATCAATCATAGCTTTTTTAGTCATATCTGCAGCTGATCCTTGAATTAATTTATTCAAAGCTTTGTAAGTAAAGGCTCTACGAAATGAATTATTATGCCAATAGTTTGTCTGAGGTTTACCATCTTTATCTTTAATTTCATTTCCATCTTCATCTAATAAATATGGGCCCATCTTTTTTAGTTCCATCATTCTTTGATGATCTTCTGCAGGTACAAATGTTCCCCAATTACTACCTCTTAATATTGGTTCATACTTAGGAAACCTACATCGTCTTCCTAATAATGTTTTTATTCTACCTTTATCTTGTGCAACTTCCATTACTCCAGTCATTAATTCTTTTACAAAAGGAACTTTTTCATGATACTGATCAAATAATTCATCTGCTTTTTCTTTTGATACACCTAATTCATTCTGTAGTTTGGCTTTACCCATTCCATAAAACAAACCTAAGTTAATTGTTTTAGCTTCTTTTCTTTCAATGTTTGCCATATCTGCAACAATTTGATGAAAATCTGTAGATGGATCATTTTCATATGAATTTGCAATTACCTGTGCTGTATCATATCCAAATCTTAATGCATAATGTGCAACCAATCTCGGCTCTTGTTGTGAATAATCAAATGTACCCCAGGTACAACCTTGTTCAGGTATAAATAAACTTCTTATTAATGGTCCTGTGTCTGGATCTCTTGCAGGTATTTGCTGTAAGTTTGGATTTGAATAACTAAATCTACCAGTTACTGTACCGCCATCATCAGAACGTATTTGATTTATATCTGCATGAATCCTACCATTATGTTCATGTTTTAATATAGTATCAATAAATGTCGTACTGACCTTGTTTATTTTTCTAGCTTCTGCTATCATACGAACTACAGGATGATTATGAGAGGAAATAAAATTTTTAGTAAATGAAGGAGAGTCGGTCTTTTCAGTACGGGTATAAGGTAGCTTCAGTTTGTCAAAAACTTGTGCGATCGATCTGGCTGCCCATATCTGAGTATCTACTCCTGTTTCTATTTTTATTTGTTGCAATAAGTTTTCTTCTTTTACTGCCATTGCTGTTTTTAATTGATTTGCTTTTTCGATATCTACCCGCACCCCTAGGTGACGCATATCAACTAGGCAAGGGAAAAGATCAGTTTCGAGATTAAATATATTTTGTAAATCATCTTCTATAATTATTTTTTTAAATAAATGCCAAAGTTCTAAAGTTAGAGCTGCGTCTTCTTCTGCGTATGCTCCTACTTCACTTGCAGGCATCTTCCACATATCTGCTTTTGGATCAAGTCCTCTTTCTTTTGCAGCTTGATTAAGTAATGCTTCGTTTTTACCTTTAGTTAAATATTCCCAAGAAAGTGCATTCAAACTATAATGAAATCTATTTTCATTAATAATGGATGCTGCAATCATAGTATCTATAATTAAACCATTGATTTTAATACCTAAATTTCTAATCCAACACACGTCATACATCGCATTATGAAATATTTTTGTAGCAGGTGATTCACAAACATCTTTAAACCATCTTAAAACTCTATCTCTGTCCATATTTGGACCTGTACCATGAGCTATTGGAAAATAATTTTTATAACCATTTACAGCGACAGCTATACCTACCACTTCACCATTACCTATTATGGATCCTGAACCCAGTTTCTTTAAATCTGGATCTCTTGTTTCTAAGTCGATTGCTATCTCATCTGCTTTTCTTAAATCAGGAAACTCTGTAGGTTGTACCCATTCAGTAGTTGGAATTAACATTATTTTTTACCTGTATCTTTCATCTTTTTAATTTCTAATTCACAATAATGAATTATTTTTTCTAAATCTTGAATTCCATTTTTATTCAAGTATCTACACACGTACTTTATAACGTTTCCCTGGAAAAAGGAAAGGTCATTCTTAGAAATAAATTCATAAGGTTGAATGTGAAAGTTTTTGTAATGATTCCCGCCGATCTGCTTATCTTGTGGGAATGCATCATCAAACATATTTTTATTTGTCATAGTTTTCTCCTGTATTTGTTTTGGCAGTTGTTGGTTTAACGATGATATATCCAATCAGGGAGTTCGAGAAAATCGAACCAACTTCGCTCGTTAAAGCCTGATGCTGCCAGTCACCAGTAAAGGTCATCTCGCTCCCGTTCGGTTTATATACGTTAGTATATAAATTCTTATAAATGCTTGTATTCATTTCTTTTTATTCTAGCTTTTAATTTATATAAATTATTTCTTGTACGTGTACTTCCCACGTACCAAACTCTGTGTTCCTCATCATGTTTATCTTGACTCTTTTTAATTGCTTTCTTTATTTTATCTCCCATATCTAAACAAAGAATTACATTATCCTCTTCTCCACCTTTAGCTGCATGAATAGTAGATACTTGTATACGTGCATTTTCATCTAAATTTTCATTGTTATCTAATAAGTTTTTTATGTATTCTTTTTCTTTATAATTAGCATTTTTAAATGCATCAAACCAATCTATATTTCTGTCCCACTGTTCTTTTTTAAGACCGGTAAATTCAACAATATCTTTTATTTCTTTTTCATCTAATTCAGTTCCTCTGCACCATGAGTTGTAGTTAACAGATGCATTATATATTCTAACTTTAAAACTTTTGCCTTTATTAGTTTCATAATATAAATTTCTTTTTCTTAATTCTTTTGTCATTCTAACTAGTCTAGAAATTGTTCTAGTCTGTATTAACCATTTGCCTTGAGTTAAATCTATTTGATCTAGATTATTTATTCTCTCACTTATACCTTCGTAATCTCTTGGATAGTATTGTTTTAACTTCCTTAAACCAATTATATTAGTTAAAGGTACCATTGATTGTTCTTGTACTGCTCTAGATATTCTTTTTGAATATTTTAATACTGTTTCTTTTGCGGGTTCATTTATAAATCTATTTACATCTGCTCCAGCCCACGCAAATATAGCTTGATCATCATCACCTGCTAAATAAATATCATCAGCACATTCTTTTAATTTATCAAATAGTTTCCATTGTAATGGAGATAAATCTTGAGCTTCATCTATAAATATAACTTTAAATTTTGGTAAATTTTCTTTTAATATTAATTGATTTATCATGTCATTAAAATCTAATTTCTTTTTTACTCTTTTGTATTCTTTTAAATTATCATCAATGTTTTTTAATATTGAAAATCTTTTAATTTCTTTTGCATTATGTTCATTTCTGTCATACTCTTCTCTAATAGTAACATCTCTATTCATTGCTCTACCAATCATTTGAAAGTATGGACTATCATTATTTAAATAAAATATTTCTTCTTTGTTATACTTATCATAATACTTAACTCTAACATTTAACTGCTTGCCTATCTTTTCATAGTCAGATGGCTGCATTACTTTCTTAGTATTTAAATCTAATTGATCAAAAGCAAATGAATGTATAGTTCTAAAATAATATAACTTATCATTATCTACTGGCATTCTATCTCTAGCAACTTTTGCTGCTTTTTTAGTAAAAGCAAAATAGGCAATTTTATCTAATGGAGTTCCTATTCGTATATAAGCTTTAGCTCTACTAATTAATTTATGAGTTTTGCCTGTGCCTGGAGGACCAAAATATTTATATATCATTATACAATGTCCTCTTCATTTTCTACTTCCATAATTTCTTCTACTTCTTCTTCCTCTTCAAATAAATACAAAGGTATTTGTGCACATCTGTTTACACCTGGATATGGTTTATTTGTTTTTTTATTAATACCAGGAAATCTTTTCTTTTTACCAAATTCTGGTTTAGGTAATGATTCATCTTCTTTCTCAAACATTTTTTCAATCATGTAAGAAGTTCTTGATGCATCTTTTTTCCATTCATTTTCTTTTAAAAAATTATAGAAATCATCATAAACAAACCATGCATATGTATTATCTTTTAATACGTTACCACTTTGAAATGAATTAAATGTTGTTGCTTGAGGCCCATTAATATGTTCCTGTAATAATTTTTTAAGTATCTCTATTGGTCTGGTCCCTGGAGCCGGTTGCACTGTATCCTGGGTTTCTAACAATGCATTTATCATTGAATGGAAGTCCATTGCTTTTATTGGTG